GGGTCTGACCACCTGGCTTCTGTTGAGCCACAAGGTCTAATCAAACTTGTCAGAGGAGTTCGTGAACTAGAGTCAGCGTATGGTGACGGAAGAAAAAGAGTAACCGAGGGCGAGCTTCCAATCAGAAAGAAATTGAGAGGTTGTTAAATGTGGGAAAAGTATAGCTGTGTTTATAGAGATGTTGACCAAGAGGAAAACGTTTTATCAATCGATGATCTTAATAAACTATTTCATTACAAAAGCACTCATACTGATCATACGAGTATTTGGCAAAACAATGAGACAGGTGAGTTTTTTGGGCACACCATTCGGTTTGATCCACAATGGGCATCGAGCCCATGGTCTGGCGGCTGGTACAATTTCAACCATACAAGGGCAGTTTGGCAAGACTATTTTGCCAACACTTTTTTTAACAATTATTTTGGCAACAGGTCTTTAGATTATGGCGACATCAAAGTTGATGAAGAAATTGTTTACACCGAAAATGATGTTTTAGCTAAAGTTAAAAACGCAAGTGTCTTAGTCCTTGGTGGCGGTCCTACTTTGGACGATCTAGATCTTGATAAAGTAAAAGATTATGATATTGTCATTAGTTGCAACTCTTATTTCAAGAGCGAAAAATTAAAAGATGTAAAAGTTGACATTGCCTTAGTAGGTCAGGGCACAGACCTTGCCGACCCAGAACTTGTTCAAAGAATTAAAAGAGACGAAACTCTTATTGGTTTTGAACATTCACATAAGTTAACTATCCAAATTATCGATGAGTTTACTAAGACAAATGACACAAACACTTTCCTATATTTAACTAGGTATTTTTCAAGACTAGGCTTTGCTTCTAGAGCCGTGGTGCTAGCAAACTGTCTAGGCGCAAAGAGTGTTGATGTTATTGGTTTTGATGGGCATCGACAAAAGAAAGAAGATAAACATGGGTTTGAAAAAACAAAGAGCTTACCTGAGTACTACAACACCATAAAGTATGAAGAGGCTGCCGTAGTTTTCTGGGATTACCTTACTTCAACCTTTGAAACCGAAACTAGTGTTCTATCTGAAAACAGCGAATATAATGTGTATAATGGTGTCAAGGAATATGTGAAGAACGAGGTAGAGGGATAAATGAGTGCTAAAAAAGTTCTCATTACAGGTGGCACAGGCTCCCTGGGTAGGGCTCTTATAAAAAGAATAAAATGTCTTGGCTGGCAAATAATCGTTTACAGTCGAGATGAGGGCAAACAAGCATTATACTTTGGGCAAGACAAAGACATAATTAGAGTTGTAGGAGATGTAAGAGATCTTGATAAACTTTCTACTACGTTTCGCATCCACAAACCCGATTACGTTATTCACGCCGCCGCTTTAAAAAGAGTGGACGACATGGAGTTTCATCCTGATGAGTGTGTAAAGACGAATGTCATTGGCTCTCAGAATGTTGCCACGGCGGCACTAAAAACAGACGTTGAAAAATGTATTCTTATATCAACTGACAAAGCTTGTTTACCAGTAAACGTATATGGGTCTAGTAAGTTTATTGCAGAAAGAGTCTTTACGAACTTTGATTACTATTCTGACAACACTATTTTTTCAAGCGTAAGATACGGAAACGTGATCGCTAGTAGGGGATCTTTTATCCCTCTCTGGATGGACCTGATTAAATCCAGCAAAGTAGTTCCAGTAACAGACCTAGAGTGTTCCAGATTTTTGTTTACCCTAGGTGACGCTGTGGATACGGTATTAGGGGCACTTGATTTGGCACAGGGTGGGGAAGTATTTATTCCAAAGATTAAATCATATGATTTACAGACAGTTTTGGATTCGTTAAAAGTATTGTGTAAAACAGAAGATATTAAATATACTATTGTTAATATGAGACCCGGTGAAAAGATACATGAAGACATGTTGGCTATGACAGAGTTGGACTTTACCTATGAAGCTAGCGATAAACTATTGGTGGTAACACCTCAATACACTAGAAAGTCTCACACATATAGTATCAAATATCAAGGACCACATTTTAATTCTTCGCTGCATCTTAGTCAGGATTCTTTAGAATTGGCAGAGTTGATTAAGGAAGGGACTAAGGATAAATAATGAGAGTTTTAGTTACTGGAACTTCAGGTATGTTGGGTTCTGTTGTTGTGAGAGATTTAAAAAAGTTTAATCTTTTTTACGAAACAATAGAATCTGGACCAAGTTCGGTTTTGGATTTAACAGATCTTGAGCTTGCAGAGAGGTTTGTAAGAGATCAAAATCCTGATGTTGTTATTCATTTGGCTGCTATGACATCATTAAAAAAGTGCGAAGAGGACCCTGACAAGGCTAAGATTTTACATGCTGACTTAACAAAAATACTTGCACAATCCTGTAACCGTATGATATATGTTTCAACTGACTCAGTTTTTGATGGATTGTCTTGCGTCCCTTATGGGGAGGCTTCTAATACAAACCCCTTGAATGCTTATGCTAGAACAAAACTTTTGGGCGAGGCTATTGCAAAAAACAACAACAAGAATTCCTTAATCATCCGAACAAATATTTTTGGCAGCAAGCCTGGAATGCTAGCTGATTGGGCACTCCAGTCAAACAAGGATAATAAAGAGATAAATGGGTTTGTCAATGTTAAGTTTAACCCAGTATACGTTGGGCATTTAGCGGCAGCGATTAGAGGAATGATCAACCACAATGTTACAGGTGTTGTTAACTTTGCTGGTGATACTTGTCTTAGTAAATATGAGTTCTTAAAAATATTGTACAATAGGTTTAATATGGATGCGGATATGATTAAGCCCAAGACCTACACTGAATCTAAGATAGACATAAAGAGACCAAGGTACACTTGCTTACAAACTGATTATGTATCAAAAGAGCTTGGCTACTCTTTTTGTTTGAATGATGGCTTAGATAAATTATTTGAAGAGTACAAGGAGAACTAAGATGTATTTTTCTGTAGATGGAAAAAAGATTGGACCTGACAGTCCAACTTATTTTATTGCAGACATTGCTGCTAACCATGACGGAGATCTGGATAGGGCACTTAAGCTTATCAAGTTAGCTCATGAGGCAGGTGCAGACGCTGTAAAATTTCAACACCACGACTGTTCAAAATATGTTAGTGATTACGGATTTAAAAATCTTGGATCAAAGATGAGTCACCAAACTAAGTGGAACAAAACAATTTATGAGGTCTATAAAGACGCTGAAGTTCCATTGCAGTGGACAGATGTTCTAAAGGATTATTGCGATGAGCTTGGTATTACGTTTTTTACAACCCCATATGATTTGAATATGGTTGACAAATTAGACCCATATGTACCAGCATTTAAAATTGGCTCAGGCGATGTTGCTTGGGAAGCTATGGTGGAGAAGGTGTCCCGCAAGGCTAAGCCTGTATTTATTGCCACTGGCGCAGCAAGTATGAATGAAGTCTTTAGAACGATGGAGGTTCTAGACTATCATAATTTACCAGGGATCTGCTTAATGCAGTGCAACACCAATTACACTGGTGATATGGAAAACTTTAAGTATATTAATTTGAATGTTTTAAAGACGTATAAAAAGTATTTTCCAAATGTTGTTTTAGGGTTAAGTGATCATACGCCGGGACATGTGACTGTCCTTGGTGCTGTTGCCCTAGGCGCACGAGCCATTGAAAAGCACTTTACAGATGACACCACTAGAAGTGGACCAGACCATCCGTTTTCTATGGACCCCAAAGCCTGGAGAGAGATGGTGGACTTGACAAGATTGTTGGAGCAATCTCTTGGATCAGAAAAGAAGGAAGTTCAAGAAAACGAGAAAGAAACGATTGTTCTCCAAAGGAGGTGCATTCGAGTCAACAAAAACATCAAGTATAGAGACACTATTTCAGAAGAGGATATTGAGTTTCAAAGACCGGCACCTCCGGGCTCTCTTAGTCCAAACTTGGTTCATGAAGTTGTGGGCAAGCCTCTTATGCGAGCAATACAACAAGGGGAACACTTGACGGTTGAACACTTGCCAAGGAAAAATGGATGCTAGAAAAAGATGGTATCACATTGCGTGCCATAGAAAAAGAAGACTTACCAGTTTTACAAACTTGGAGAAATGACGAGAATCTAAGAAAGTATTTTCGAGAGTGGCGAGACTTTTCACTAACACAGAAAGAGAAGTGGTATGATCAAATGATTTTTGATGACCGCTTTCAGATGTTTGTTATAGAAAGCCAGGACAAAATGTTTTCTAAGAAGGCTACGATGCTTGGTGTGGCTGGCATTACTTACGTTGATTGGGTTAATCGCCATGGCGACGTTCATTTTTATATTGGTAAAAATGGTCAGTGGATAGACAAGACGGTAGCTCCCGTAGCATTTGAGATTATTTTAGATTATGGTTTTAATACTATGAATCTAAACAAGCTTTGGGCGGAGATATATCAAATCGATAGTCTTAAGCTTAAGTTTTTTATGCAGCGTGGTTTCAACGTAGACGCTAGTCTGAGAGAGCACTACTATTACCAGGGTCAGTATTATGATTCTCACATTTTGTCGATGTTAAAAAAGGAATATGATGAAGAACTTCAAGAAAGTGATGGTGATAGCAGCACACCCTGACGATGATGTTTTAGGTTGTGGCGGCACGATTAGTAAATTAGCTCGCCAAGGCGTAGATATTAGAGTTGTATTTATCGCTGAGGGGACAACCTGTAGGTACCAACACCCAGGAAACTTCGACCAAAGGGTAATAAAAGAAAAGATTGACTACAGAAACAAATGTGGCATAAAAGCTTTACAGGCACTCGGTGTTGATAACTATGTTTTTTATAATTTGCCATGTGGTAAACTCGACCAAGAGCCTGTTATAAGTATCGGAAAAATTATTGAGCAAGAAATAAAAAAGTATGAGCCGGACACCATCTTCACGCACTCAAAAAAGGATGTTAATGTTGATCACCAAATAGTATATCAGGCGACCTTGCAGGCAACTAGACCGGGCGCTAAAAACGCAGTGGACGTTGTGTTCTCATATGAGGTATTGTCATCCTCAGAATGGAATTTTTCTGAACCTTTTGCACCAAACTTTTTTATTGAAATATCAAAAAAAGATGTTGACAACAAGGTTAAAGCTATGTCATATTATGACACAGAAGTGAAGCCATTACCATTTCCTAGGTGCGAAGATATGATCCGTATGACGTGCAGCACAAGAGGTTCACAAATTGGTGTTAAGAATGCTGAAGCCTTCTCATTGATTAGGGGTCTGGTTAGGTGAAGATTGTTTGTGTCGGCTATAGAGAATGGGCGATGGAGATATACCAGCGTCTAAGACTCTTTTATGGCAACAGGCATGATTTTGTTCTTGTAGATAAAAAAACATATTCAGAAGACTTACTTGACCAAGAGAACCCTGACTTGGTTTTGTTTTATGGGTGGAGTTGGAAGATACAAGAAGCGGTTATTGATAAGTATAAATGCTTAATGCTGCACCCGTCGCCCTTACCAAAATATAGAGGTGGCTCTCCGATCCAAAATCAAATTATCAATGGTGAAACTTCTTCGGCAGTAACTATTATTGAGATGACTAGTGACTTAGACGCAGGAGATATTTTAGCCCAAGAGAAATTTGCCCTTGATGGCGACATAAGTACGATCCTTAAAAAAATTACTAGAATCGGAACTAGATTAACGAAGAGGATTATTTCTGGTGACTTTGTTAGGGTTAAACAAAATGAAAGCGAAGCCACCTTTTATAAGAGAAGAAACAAGAGAGACAACGAAATTACTATTCGAGAAATACTAAGCGAGGACAGTCAATACATTTACAACAAGATTAGGATGCTTGGAGATCCGTACCCATACGCATATATCAAGGCTGCGGATGGCAAAAAAATTCTTATAAAAGAAGCCTCGATAGGGGGTGACAGTGATTAAGTGGAACGAGTGTATATTAGTTTACAGCAATGGTAGTTTTATAGACGATGCCATGATGCAAGACATACGACAAGCGTTTATGTTTTATTACCAACTTATAGGCAAGAAAAAACCAGAGTATAATGTATGGTACGACACCGAGAAAGATTTTTGTTTTGGTTTAGATTTTACAAAAGAAAGATTCTTTTCTAAGACCTCAACTGTTCACACAAGAAGAGGAAGAACTCAGATAGCACCGGTTATGCGGTCTTGCCCGGAAACTTTCCTAAGCAAAGATTTAAGTTTTGTTAAAGATCAATTGGCTAGCAATTTTGGTGCAGACGCCAATATCGGAACAGAAGCGATCATTCAAGACATTAGCGACTGCAAGAAGTTTAAAAATTCAAAGATCCTCATCGTTGGCGCTGGACCAACCGCTACACGGCAAAGCTGGAACCCTGATGATTATGATTATATTTGGTCTTGTAACCACTATTTTGAAAGTGAACTATTAAAGGATGTAAGGATAGATTTGGCAACACTGGGGGGTGAGGTAGATTTATCTGCTGATAACAAAAAGCTTCATGACCATATCAATAGAAGTAACACCATCTGTTGTTTTGATAACAATGACGATCATCACCTACCAAAAAGATTTTCAGATAAAAAGACAATCTTTGAGAACTATCCATCATTTTATGCCCATCTAAGATTTAATGCAAGGAATGGTGCTGTGCCAAGATTGTTATGTTTAGCAACTATGATGAAACCAAAGAGTGTTGATTTTGTAGGTATGGATGGGCTAAGACCTGATGAAGCTGGTGGTAGTGCTTGTGAACATGCGTTCCAAATAGATAAGAAATGGAATGGTACAGTAGATTATCACCTTTACAAAAGACACTATGTTATGTTATGGGACTACATCTTAAATGTTTTAGATAAAGAGAGGCAAATAAAATTTCAAAATTTAGGAGAGGGATTCTCCGCTAATCAATCTACTGACATTTCTAGAAAAGAATTTCCTCTTGAGAGAGAACAATGAAAAAGATAGACCAAGTTGCATTCATCGTCCAAGCTAGGCTTGGTTCTCAAAGGGTGCCACAAAAGATGATTAGACCTTTTGCTGACACAACCCTTTTAGACATTATGTTAGATAAGCTTACGAACAAATCGCCGATTATCCCAAACAAGAATGTGTTCTTGTCTGTTCACGAAAAAGAACTAAAAGATATTGGCAACAAATATGATCTAAACATATTTCACAGAAGCGAGGCATCGGCAAACTCAGAAGGCACCCCAGTCACTGAAATGTATGAGTGGTGGGATAAACTGCCCCATGAGTATTGTGTGTTTATCAATGCTTGTTGTCCGTTCTTGACAGTTGATAGTATCGAAAGGTTTACGTCTGATTACTTAAAGTCAGACGCCAACGGTATGTTTGGGGTTGTTAATAAAAAGAACTATTACTGGGACGAGACTGGTGCAATGGTAACGCCTTGGCCAGATGGTCAGGATGTAATGAATACAAAAGTTGTTGGTGTTACCAAGGAGGCAGCCCATTGTTTGTATGCTGGTAAACTTTCTGATATTGGTAAAGGTATTTGGATGGGAAGGTTTGATGTTCCCGGTGATATAGAGTTATACTCAATGGATAATGAGTTTGAGATATTAGACGTGGATTATGAGTGGCAGTTTAAAATGTGCGAGGCACTCTATCAGGCGGGGTATAAATGAAAGTAGCAGCTTGCTTGTCTGGGCAGCTAGGTTCTTTTAGGAGGACTTATAACAACCAATATCAAACTTTTTTAAACGAAAACAATTGCGATGTGTTTGCCTTAACATCAAATGCCGTATCACAGCGTGTTAACATGAATTTACATTATCCGCCTTCAACCCCTGTCTATGAATATTTGCCCAATGTAAGATGGTATAAGTCCTACCCACGACCTTATGGTATTATTTACAATACTGATGAGAGAGCATTAAATTATTTGATTGGCGCTACCTACAAAGACAAATTAAAGAAGCTAAAAATACTAGACGAGTGTGCTAAAGAAAGTGTAAATGATATCAAGCTCCCGAGCAAGTGGGACTGGATGAGAAAAAGACAATTGAATAAGATGTATGAGTGTAACAATATGTTGCGCTTATACGAACAAGAAAATAATGCTAAGTATGATATCGTTATCAGAGCTAGGTTTGACATCGCATTAGCCAAGAAGGTTAATGTTGAACAAATAGTATCTCAATATGATAACATTGATAACAAGCTATTTGGTGTGGGTGGATTCCCTTGCACGCCTCCAAATGTTTTTATGAAAGAGTTTCTTTGTGATGGTTTTGCATTCGGTACGCCAGAGGTTATGGACGTATATACGAGTTTATATGAGCAAGAAAAGCCGTACCCTCACTTAGAAGAATACGATGAGTATCATAGCCAATGGGGAGAGCATGTTGAGTCTCAATTGAGAACACACTTAGAAAGGAATGGTATTGAAATTGTTCACGTCATAAATGAACGAAAAGATTACCAAATTGTAAGATGAGCAACGCAAGTGCGATGAGGAATATTTTAGAGGTTTACAATAAATACTTTGATAATGACGATCGTCATTTACTCGAAGAAGTGACCTCTTGTAAGTTTGATACCTTGATGTCACTAATATCCGAGTTAGATACTCGTACTTTTTGTGATATTTTTACGGGGGTAAAATCAATAAATAAACCACGACTAAACGAAAGTGGTTTACAGGTTTATAGATCACTTCTTGCAGATAAGGTGCTGTCCGCAAGAGCAAAAAAATCCGGCTACCATGAATTAAAAGAATACCAAATGTTAATGCAGGATGGTTTTCTTATCCTAGAGGATTTTTTACCCGAGGAAAACTTTGAGTGGTTGGAGTCAAAGGTTCAGCAATTTGTTTCTATGCAAATGCCCGAGGGTGGTCGTGCTCCAATCCATAATCCTGAGAAGTTTTATAGCCTTAATCAAAAGATGTTAACATACCTTAAGATGGTTTGGGGCGTTACAGAATTTTATGACGACCTAAGAAATGGATACCCCAGGGTGGATATCGATAATTTAATACATAAAGATTACGACGGAGATGTACAAAAATCTTTACATACAGACACCTTTCACAACACAGTTAAGGGGTGGCTTTATATTGATGATGTTGCTGAGCACCAAGGTCCGTTTGCCTATGTTAAGGGCTCACATAGAAACACACAACAAAGAGTTAGTTGGGACTACGAAAATAGTAAACTAGCTTATGACCCTTCGCATCCGCTTTACAAGAAAAGAACAGAACGACGTGACACCTGGGTTATGCCAGGGTCATATCGTATTGCAGATCATGAAAAAGGTGAAGGTGAAAATGCAGAGCTTAAAAGACTTGGATACGATGAGCCAATTTTATGCACTGGTAAGAAAAATACACTTGTATTAGCTACAACAAAAGGATTTCATAAGAGACATGAGGTAGTGGAACCAGGCACTCAAAGATTAACAGTTCAAATCCAGTTCAGGGTCAACCCTTTTCCCCTAACTACAACTGACGCTCGAAACTATAGTTTGGGGCAAGATTTTTTGGAGCAACAATGAAGAAAGTATTTTTAGATTGTGGAGCTAACAACGGATGCTCATTTCGAGCGTTTAAGGAATATTATCCTGACTGGAGACAATACGAAGTTCACTGCTTTGAGCCACACCCAGGATTTAAAAGATTCTTTCAAGATCTCCCAGTTAAGTATCACCCAGACGCTGTTTGGGTTGAGAACGGTGAAATGGATTTTTATGTTACAGGTATGGCTTCATCAACACTTCTTGAAGAAAAAGTAAAAGCACAAAATAAAAATGTACAAGCTTTAGTTAAGGTGCCAACGATAGATCTTAGTAGTTGGATTATAGAAAACTTTAACAAAGATGATCATATTGTGCTAAAACTGGATATCGAAGGTGCGGAGTACGATTTGGTTGAAAAAATGGACAGGGATGGATCAATCGAATATATTTCTGAAATCCATGGTGAGATTCACGGTCCAAAGTGTGGCAAGGGCTACGAGGACGATATGAAGTTGATTCGTAGTTTTAAAAAGCACGGCTTGGATATCTATGCTTGGTCAGCAGCAGATGACGAAGATATGAGTTTCAAAGAAAACATTCTGGACGAAGAATATATGGTGAAAGTAATGTACCCAAACTGGATTAAAAAAGGTTACGTTATTGAAGGGTTCAATCCGTGATTGTTTACATTGACATTGATGAAACTATCTGCACTCACCCAGAAGGTGATAAGGATAAGCCAAGAGATTATTCTTTGGCAAAACCGATAGTTGGAAATATTAGAAAAGCAAACGCACTTTATGATGCTGGTCATACGGTTGTTTACTGGACCGCCAGGGGTGCGACCACAGGCATTGACCATAGAGAACTAACTGAAGCTCAGCTAGACGAGTGGGGTGCGAAAAGACATGAACTTAAATTAGATAAACCATTTTATGATTGGTTTATAGATGATAGAAATATTAACACTAAGGATTGGAGGCATCCGCTATGAAACTATCAAATCAAGCCGTTGGCGCTTTACTAATGACTTTGCAAAAATGTTTGTTGGAAGAAACAGATATTGTTCCACTGTTAGAAAGCTGGGAACTAAAAGTTGAAAATGATGAGGTTGTGGTTATCAACCCGCCTACTTTTACAGTTCCAGAAACTGAAAGCGAAACCGCATAATATGCCAAAGTATGAATACCTTTGTAGTGCTTGCGGGCACACATTTACAAAGGCACATTCTTACAAAGAAGTGTTGACAGATTGTCCTGATTGTGGAGGTGTAGATACTCTAGGTAAACTACTAAACACACCGGTAAACTTGTCTTACAAACGTGTGCAGAAAAGCACTAAAACTGGCACGGTGGTTAATGATGCCATCATGTCAACCAGGGAACAAATTGAAGCTCACAAGGAAGAGTTGAAAAGCAGGGAAACAAAAGATGATGGTTGAAATTTTATTAATCTTAAGCGTAGCCCTTAATATATTCGCTGTATGGTATGTAAGAGAATTACTAGTCAGGTTTAAATTCTATTCAGAAAACACTACTGAACTTTTTACAAACTTACAAGAATATACAGAGCATCTTGAGAAAGTAAACCAAATGGAAGTTTACTTTGGTGACCCTACTATCCAAGGGCTACTAGAACACTCTAGAGATGTTACGGGTGTTGTGGCAGAATACCTAGAAATATTCTCTTTAGAAGAGGAGGGTCTAGTTGGCCAAACGGAAGAAAAAGAGTAAAAGTAATCACTACTTTACTCAAGATACTGAGGATGCTATTGTCGCATATGCTAGGACAGAGGATATTGGTATTAGGACAAAACTTTATGTTGAGCACATCCAACCAGCGTTTAACGAACTGGTAGATAAAATTGTCTATACCTATAAATACACAAGTCTACAAAACATCAACCCACTCAAAGAAGATTGCAAAATCTGGTTGACAACTATTTTAGACAAATATAATCCAGACAGAGGAACAAAGGCTTTCTCTTATTTTTCTGTTGTTACAAAAAATTGGTTTACACACAAAGCAAAAAAACAAGCAAAACAAAACAAACGTGAGATTCATTATGATTCTATGATACGAGAAGTGGAAGCTGTAACATCACAAAACCATGTATCATTTGAGGATGACCGGGAGGATCGGGAGTTTTGGCTTTTTCTACTTAAAGAGATTGATAGCTGGAAAGATCTAAACCTGAAAGAGAACGAAAGAAAAGTTTTGAACGCAGTTGAAATTTTGCTAACCAGTATTGAAGACATCGATATTTTTAACAAAAAGGCTATTTACTTATATATGAGGGAGATCACTGGCTTGAATACAAAGCAGATAGTTAGTAATCTCAATCGTTTGCGTGAGAGGTTTCGCACTTTCAAAAGGAAGTGGAATAACGGCGAGGTAAATTAGTGTGGCTAAAAAATCACTGGAAGAACTTATCGGACAAGCTTTAGATAATATTGAGCACGATAGGCAAGTTACAGAGGAAATGTTAAATGATCTCCAGTGTTACCTTAAGGCTAACGATAGTCGATATGCTGAAGTAGGAAATACTGCTGCTAAGTTTGTTGAAACATTACAGCGGTCAAATGAACAGATCGTTAAATTAGCAGCCTTAGTGCATAAAAAAGAAACAGTGAATGGTTCCACCGCTTTATCAGAAGATGATAAAGATAGTTTGTTTGATTTGATCAAGAAGGTGGACTAATGTGGCAGAGCAAAACAAATTAGATTTAATGGATTCTCACGGTGTCCTCAATGATATGCGAGAGAAGAATCCAAAAACACTATCCACAGACAAGAGTAACTTTCTTTCCACTGTTAGGAAAGAAACTCGGGACCAGTTCAAGCCTACGAAACTAACAAACAAGAATGAGTTTAGAGCCTTAGTTCTTCGTAACGATACAATGAAAAACTTAAGCGCAAACAGTCGTAATCAGGCTACCATGGTTGCCTTTGGAGTTTTTAGCTCAAGGCAGGTTTTTGTAACTGCAACCATCCCAGAGATGTTTGGGCATTTACCTAAACCAAAAAATGCTGATGATCATGCTACAATTGACTTGTATCCAAAATTTGGTTGTACAATCGATGAAATTCCTGAAGCTAGAAGTTTAGAGGCAGGAGACATTATTCGTGTGGGATTTGAGGATGTCAGAGAAAGAACAAAACCAGTAATCTATGGCGTTTTTAAAGGTGGGAAAGATAGCGAGAGAGTTGATATATATGGGGAATGCCCACCCGGTGAAGAGGCAACACCTAACACCCAACCCGGTAGGGTGCCGCAGAATCAACCCGCCCCGTCTACTAACCCAGACCCGTGTGCGGATGGGACAGATTTGGCTGCAACGCCAGGATCAAATGACCCTGAGTCTAAACACCTTGGCATCGACTTTGAGCCTCCTCCAGTTTCGTGTGGTCCTGAGTTATTTGAAAGCGTTTTTGGTGTTCCACCAGGGGCTGAAACGGGGGAAGATAAAGAAGAATTTGATATTTTAGTTGCAGCCATCCAAGGAAAAAGACCGCCAACTCTTAAAGCTGGGATGCACTCGCTTTATTACCGAGGTCGTAGAACAGGTAAAGTTGAGATGATTGCAGTACCAGAGCCATACGCAACTAAAAATTATGGCATCGTAATGCCCAAATCAAGATGGCCACAGGTAAAGCAGATGTTGGACGATATGTATGCTGACTTTTGGTACCCAAGAAATCGAGATACTAAAGAATCATACTTAAAGAACAATCTGCATCATTACAATTATAAGTTATTGCAAGGGAAATACCCTGGTGTCCCCTATCCTGCAACCAGTATTGATGCAAAGAAAAATAGAAAAAAAGGTTTTACGGCTGGTTGTATTAACAGTGCATTTAGGACCAGGGCACAGCAAGCATTTCTCAGGGTCAAATTTGCAAAAATTGGTGGACAAACAAAACCTGATAATCTATCTGTTCAAGAGTGGTCTCAAGAAATAGCAAAAGCTGTTCAGGCTGGTAGGGTTAGTGGTCCAACTAGATCCTTAAATCCTCACGAGAAAAAACTTATTCAAGAAAATCCAAACAGTGACCAAGCAAAGCTCGCTGCGACACTCGGGGGAAAAACAAAAAGATTTGAGTCTTTGTTTGATTTTATTATGAACGCTGGTAGCAGCATGTTTGAGCCTTTAGCTGGACCGCCAGGTCACGGTGCCCACCAAACAGGCGCTGCCATTGACTTTAATGGTTTTAGGGTTGGAAGAGGAGGACCCAATAACAATGAGGCTGGTAAGCAAATGTATAGGTGGATGTGTCGTAACGCTATTTTTTATGGCTTTGTGAGAACAGTTAGAAGCGAGGAGTGGCACTGGGAAAATATGCTTGCCGTAGAATACCCAAGATTTACACTGTATCATCCAAACAATTTCCGAAAAGAGGGATATAAAGGTCCTCCAATTGGACCCACTGGCGCACCCAAAGACTTTAATTCCCCAGAATACCTACAATGGGCAGATAAAACTAGATTTGCCTTTGTTTCTAAAAATAATACCAAATGGCATGGCTTTGGAAGAGATCCATTAGGTTCGAGACGAATAACCCTATATGGTGCCAACACATACGGAAAATCTGATAACGGATATAATTGGACAGATATACCAACAAACAATCCACTGCAATACCCAGACGTCGAAATACCAGATTCGGTCACAGGTTTTTCTAGAAAAATCCCGAGCATTAATATTAGCACTCCAAAACAGTATCATGCTTATCTGGTCGCTGCGGAAAGACAAAAACTTGTTAAACAACTTGCGGACACAAGAAACAGGGCTATAACACAACTTAAAACAGGTAACGTTGGAAGAAACGCACCCGGTTTCCCAGAGGGTGAAGTTGATCAGTATGGAAGACTTCGCTCAGGAGGTATTGCAAATCCAACAACAAAACAAATTGAAACACAAGCTAACTTTGTTGACAGCAACTACACCAAAAATAGAGATCTTTTGAAAGCAAATAAATAGTAATGGAGGGTTATTAGAATGGTTCGTGGACCATTAGAAAGAAACGATGACACAGGAAAGCGAAGAGCAGGTCGTGTAAAAGCCCGCAGTTTTGCTGGTATGAGCAACAAAAAGTTTCGAGCCCAAGCTCCAATTGACAGTCGCAAGCTTGGTGTAGATAATTCAAAACTTAATGAACCTCACCCAAACTATAACGTTGCTCCCTGTGAGAAGGTTATTGAAGGGGACAACAACCAGTTTATTATCTTAGGGAGAGACAGACCCGCTGGACAAACCAGTGGTTATGGTGGTGCGGGTGATACGCACTGTGCTCGTATCGAACTCGTAGCAGGCATGTCTGGGATGGAGGCAAAAGAAGTAATCCTTAAAAACCAGATTAAAGAAGGGTCTCAATATGACTCGCCAGACGACAACGAAGAGATGGTTTACACGGATGGTAATGTTTTTGCTGACGCCGCAAAGATCTACATGTCTGCTAGAACAGATGTTGATAGAAACTTTAAACTAAAGTCAAGCCAACTAGGTAACTTTAGTACCAGATCTGCTATCGCTGTAAAGGCTGATGCGGTTAGGATTATTTCCAGAGATGCAGGAATCAAACTAATCGCTGGTGGAACTGACGCTATCAATTCACAAGGAAAAGAAGTCGCTGGAACAAGGGTTGGTATTTCGCTAAATGCTGGTAATGTTCCTGATAGTGAGATGTATAAGCTCGTAAAAGGAGAACCGTTGGTTGAGTTTCTTCAAGAGATGATACGAAACTTGAGTGAACTCAATAGTGCAGTTGGGCAAATTGCTCAAGCATTAATTGTCGCAGGTGGAAATTTAGCTGCTATTCCATTCACTGCACCCGCAGGTGCTGCGTTAGCTAGTGCAGGCACACTCGCAACCTTGACTACAACCACTCAACAAGTTAATGCCGGGATTAAGGAAATGGACTTAGAATTACAATCATTTTTAAGCCAATACAACTATACTAATTGATATGACTATAAGCGCCAAAGTAAGTAAAGCATTAAAAGACACGGGGTCATTAGTTGTAAAGAGCCCAAGGTCCCCAGGTTCACCTGAAGAGGCTTGTAACAAAATAGAAAAAGCGATCAAAAGAAGAATCGGTATACTTTACGCACACAATGATGAGATCGTCGCTGTATTCCAGCCAAAAAAGCAAATACAAGATAAGAAAATAAGTGACTTGTCTCTTAGAGATAAGACATACATGAAAGCTGAGTTAGTTAGGTTAATTTCTAAGATTGATGGATTAGAATACTTTAGGTTTGGACCGGTAGAGACAGGACCATATAACAGAGCAAAACACCCAGGAAACGTTCCAGCAAAAGGTGTGTCACGGTTTGGGACACTTTGGCACAAATGCTCAGATGTTACTGTGAGAGCACCCAAAAAATCACTTGGCTTTGGACAAGCCTCTCCCTTTTATGCCTTTATCAAAATTAAGGCAGAAGAGTTAGATAAATTGATTACTGATTTCACAGTAAAAGTATCATCGTCACCTCTTGAAAAGCGAAAAACAAAAATCCTCGATGCACCAACTAATGAAGATGGTTCAATTAATACTGAGGGTACATCAATACAGGCTTTTGTGGATAAGCTTAAAGAGGGTCTAGCAGCAGTTGGTGAAGCTCTTGGTGAAGAAATTGAAAAAGCCGAACTAAAGGAACTAGACGCTCAAACCAATGAGCTTTTAGCGGACCTTGAATTAGAAGAAGAAGAAAAGAGAGGCACATCTACAGATGAAAATGATTTGTCCCCCACACAAAGGGAGGACGTACCAGAGGCAATTAGAAGAAACCTAGAGTCTCAAGTGTTTCTAAACAACGAGATTGTATCAACCGGTGCCGCTAACGCTGCCACAGTTTTAGAATATTACATTGAAGTTTTGGATGAAAATGATCCGCCTATTGATCCTGTTGATTTAAAGGGTATCAATCTTATTGATGAGTTAGAGAAGTTAGCAGCATTAAAAGACTACTTTGAAGATTTTAAAGACATGAATCGATTAGGGGCTGGTGATAATAATACAGTTCTAGAGCTTCGTGGGATCATAGATTTTCCTATCGATCCCGATACTGGAGACAACCAAGATGGAATACCAGAAATCTTTGGTTTTGATGACAGATCTCCTTTTGCAAATTTGTTAAGACTAGACCCAGCAGTCGCAGAAGCATTTCAGCCAGATGAGGAATACTTTGAAGAATATGGAGAGGGGTCTTTCTTTAAGTTCCAGCCACCTTTTGATGAGCGTGAACCATCTCTAATTGGTAGCATTCTTGGCTTGGTTGATAAAATCAGGGATCATGATTATGGTTTTGTCGGCGGTGGAGGTTTACCTCCACGACCAGCCGCTGAAAAACACCCCGCATACGATCAGTTAGCAAATATTAATGGAGACCCTCAGCCAGTACCAACAAGGGCAGAACCGCCGCCCGTTGTGTATGATGCAGACAATTTACCACCACGGGTTATTAAAGAAATTGATATTACACGAGATGCCTATGAGCAAGGTGCGCCAGTTCTTAGAAACGAAGATATAGGGATTGGAGACTTAAAATTCACTATCCAATATTTAGACCAAAATCAAATTAGGAATCGCCGTGGCAGCGATATCTTGATTCAACAAGAACTTAATTTTACAAACACCAACTTTGTTGCAAGTATCCCAAGAAATCTTTTAAAGATACATATCTACGAGGCAGTTAAGCAGCCCAATGCAGACAAAATTAAGATCACGCTCGACAGTGAAATTAAACCTATTTTGTTTGAAACAGAATTGGATAAGATTGAGGCAGTCGGTGATTTAGAATTTGATTTTCGACCAGCACGCTTTAGTGGGCTAGGTGTCTCACCCGAAACTACAAAGGGTGAGTATGAAGAGTTTGGATCAGATAACAACGGTCTAAATGCTTTCCCAGGATACACTCCTACAACTTGGTCAATTCTTAAGAATCTTAAACTGATCAATGAGGAGTTATCAAAGTTAGGTAGTGGCGGAGCTACACCATGGACTGAATTTCTACCCAAGATCTTTGTACCCGCCGTTGAACTTTCACAAGAAGATATTGACCAGCTTTGTAAAAAAGGTCAGGTTGAAAGAGCCGACGAGGTGTCAAGAAGAAGAGCCGGTGGCTCTACGCAGGACAACAAAGAGCCGCCTTTAACTGCGTTAGAAAACCCTGAAATTGATAAGCAACCACAAAAACCGGCGAGCCAGGTTGTAGCAGATCCCTCCGTAGAGGCGTCACGAATAAAAATAAAACAACAACAAAAGACTGCACTTAGAGAGACGGTTGAATTAAGTGTGACAGATGCACTGGTTACATGTAACTCTGGATTAGTGAAACAAATTAAAAGTTTGGCAGACATCCTTAAGTTGATGGGCAGAGTAGACTTTGCCACAATGCTTGGGGCATTAGCTAAGAATCTAGCGGCTGATGTTTTGTTACAACAGGCTATCCTTAACAAACTAAACGAACAAGGTCTTTTGCCAGAAGAGTTAGCCGCTGAATTTATAAGGTGCGGTGGTGAAGTTAGTGATGCTCTTGACATTTTAAATGACCTCGTGCCCAGTATTCTTAATACACTTAACGACCCAAACGCACTTAAGAATCTTGCTTTTGATGGTTTAGAGGATGCACTAAAGTTTTTGCTACCAAACTTGGAGCCCCTGCCTTTAGTGCCAAATCTTGACATCTATGGTTTTATTCGTTTGTTGTTACTTAAAGGAATAAAGGTTGCCCTAATTCAGTTACTGGGTGCGCTTTTAAGGGAAGCAATTCAAGAGTTATTAGGTTGCAATGGTGATTCGCTATTGGATAGCTTGATAGCTAAAGCTGCCGAGGGTTTGGACCTAGACATAGATTTAGATGCGTTTAGTATAAAAGACGGACTGAACTTATCTAGACTTATACCACCCATCCCAGGGGTTAATCCAAACGATTTGTTTGCAAATTTAGGTTTTGCTGCAAATCAAAATGATGTTGAAGCTTTTTATGATGCTATTTCTTCTGCCATAACCGGTGAAGAACTAAGAACCATGATATACGACACTCCAACAAGCGGGCAAATTTTTAGAACTGTTCGGTCTGTAGCAGACAGAGTTTTTGGAGATGACGCATTAACGGACTCTCAACTAGCAGCTTTCTTTATTGCACTTCGTGACGTCATACCCCCAGCAAGATTTGATGCTTATATCCCATTTCAAGCTGGACCTATTATTTGTGATGAGGGTCAATTAGATGACGCAGCAAATCAGGTGCTTGAAAATTCATCCGCTATGGGTATTGACCCTGCTGATTTAGCTAAACAATTTGTAGACGCATTGTGTGAGGCAGCCGAGGAGTCAAATAGATTAGCTGACTTGTTAAAGCCTGGTGGGTTACAAAAGGCAGTGGGCAGCGCAGTTAAAGATCTTATTGATAACACAGAACAACCAGACGAAGTTAAGAACGTAATAAACCAAGGCGCTGCTGTAGCAACACAAGCTAGTGTGTCCTTGGTAAAAGGGTCAGAAACTACCAAGCAATATCTGTCTGGTATTAAAACCAAGGGACCATCTTTGACAGAGGAATTTAAATTCACTGCTTTTAAGCCAGGTGATTTTGATAATGCTGGTTTACCCATAAATAAGTTCTGGGTTGTAGGAACATTTGATAATCAGGAAGAAATTAGGACTAGAATTGGTAGTGAGACAAATGTTACTTATAACCTTGATAATGATGTTTTTGTTAAGAATCTAAAAGAAGGCGAGGATCTTACTTTGCAAATTAGGGAGGTAACCCCAGAGTCAGCAGTCTTTTCTATTGCCAAAGAAGGGGAAAACTTTGATAGGCAAGTATTGGCTGAGGTGTCTACAGCAGGGGCTTTCTCATACACTGATATTCAAAACGAGGCGGGTAGAAATTTACTTCGAGCGACCCTAGCCCAAGCTGTATTCCAAACTGAAAGAGGGGACTATGCTGATCAGATTAACGGGTTTATTCTTAGGTCAGTACCGTTTCAAAGAAGTGCCGCAACAGAGGATAAGCTTGCAGTCGAGTTAACATTATATTATCCGAACGATGACCCAGAGGTAGAAAATTATATCCAAACATATAGGCAGCAGGTTGTTGACCGTATGAATATTGATAAAGTTATGCAGGGAATCTCAGATGCATGTATGGAATCAATGCCTAAAAACTTGAGTGCTGGTCCACTGGCAGTTGTAAGAAAAGACAAATGTCTCGCTGCTGCACAGATAGTTTATGCAGAGTTGATGCGTTTTTACTTTGCTGTTGTTCACTATACGGGGGCTAGAGATAGTAGGGATGAAACTTACTTTTTATCTGACCAAGATACAATCCTAACACAATTGATAGTAGACTATATCGCTAGAAGAGTTAGGAAAAATAATAAACTTGAAATAATTGAAGATGTTGAAAAGATAGTCGCCTCACTTGATCGATCACCAACTAGGGGTCGTCAACGATTTTTTTCCTCGGCTCTTTTTGGAGAAGATAAACTTAAGGAATTCATATACAAATGCTTAACTTATTTTGATCGGGATGATGATGGACAGTTGTTTTTAACATCAACTAGTAACAATGATGTTGCTGAAGATGCTAGGGAGTATTTCCCCAATGGATACACTATTGGACAAGGGGAAGAGGCGGAGTTGTTAACCCCAACAGACAAAGAGCTTAATAACTTTGTTATGCCGCTACAGGGCATTGTAGCTATGCAAATCATGTGGGCAAGTGAGTACGACTTACCAGGCGAGCTAGGTTTAAAATTTGATGATTTTTTGGCAAACGCAAAAAAGCAATTCAATGACTCTAAAAGGTTGCTAGCTGGAAACTCTCTTTCTGAACCAGAAAAAGGAAATTAATAAAAGACAAAGATACTTATGAAAGAGGTAAAATAAGATGGCATCAAAACAGGGAATTAGCCTAAAGCTTCCGTTAGCTTATGACTCAGAGGACGGACCATATCGTCTTACAAAAACCCTTGGGGAAAATGTTCAACAAAATTTTAAAAACTTAATGTTGACAAACCCAGGCGAAAGAGTTATGTTGCCTGGTTTTGGTGCCGGCATTAGGCAGTTGCTCTTTGAGCCAATAACCGAAGCTTTATTTGACAAGGTTCGAGCTAGAATTTTTAGCCAGGTACGCACATTTATGCCCTTCGTTACAATTGAAGATGTCTTTGTAAACTCTCAGAGTGACAGGCAAGATTTTGGACCTAACGAAGTGCAGATTACAATAGTATACAATATTTTACCACTAGACACAAGGAGCACACTAACAATATCTAACTCTACAGTCTAGATATTTAAAGAGGTAAGCAAATGGCAAAGAGACCAATAAGTTATACAAGCAGAGATTTTGAATCGATCAAGGATGCACTGGTAGATCATGCAAAAAGATACTACCCTGACACCTTTAAAGATTTCAATGACGCATCTTTTGGTTCTTTGCTTTTAGATACAGTTGCTTATGTTGGTGATCAACTTTCTTTTTATCTCGATTATCAAACTAATGAGTCGTTTTTAGACACAGCCCTAGAAAGATCTAATATCGAAAGACTGTCAAAACAGCTTGGGTATAGAGATATTGGAACCAGATCTTCAACTGGTGTCATGACATTTTTTATGTTAGTCCCGGTATCTTCTAATGGTTCATCGCCAGATCGAGACTACCTTCCTATTCTGAAAAAAAATACTGAAGTTATTTCTGATAATGGAACAAGTTTTATCTTAACAGAAGATGTCGATTTTTCGGCGGACCAAAACCAATTTGTTATCGCAAGACAAAACTCTGAAACTGGTAGCCCAACTTTTTTTGCTGTTAAGGCATTTGGTAACGTTGTTTCTGGTGAGTTAAGGCAGGAGTTAGTCGATGTTGGTGCTTATACAAAATTTTTACAAGTAACTCTTGAGGATGATAACATATCAGAAATTATTTCTATCAAAGACTCAGAGGGAAACGAATACTTTGAAGTTCCATATTTATCACAAGACGTGATTTTTGATCAGGTTCCAAACTATGGCGCAGACAAAACTAGTGTTCCGTTTACCCTCAGATCAAGACCGGTGCCGAGAAGGTTTACTGTTGACTTTGAGAGAGGTGAAACAAAAATCCAATTTGGATATGGGTCTGAAGAGAGTTTAACAAACGATGAGGTAGCAGACCCAGCGGACGTAACATTACAGCGATTTGGCAAAAATTATGTTTCTGATGAGTCATTTGACCCAACCAAACTTCTTAAGACCGACAAGTTTGGTGTTGTTCCGGCTAATACTGTTCTCACAGTTTCGTACAGGGTGAACACCACGGCTAATGTTAACGCTGCTGCAAACACTGTTACAACTGTTATTAGACCTTTGTTAGTTTTTAAGGACAGACCATCTTTAGAGGAAGGTAAAATCCGCATCATGATTGATACAATCGAATGCACTAATGAAGAATCTATTCTTGGGGATATCACTACGCCCACTATCAATGAGGTAAGACTAAGGGCTTATGATTATTTTGCTACACAGAACAGAGCAGTTACAACACAGGATTATATAGCCTTGTCATATAGGATGCCAAATAGATTTGGGGCTGTGAAGAGAGTTAACGTTGTTAGAGATCCAGATTCACTGAAAAGAAATCTTAACCTTTATGTTTTGTCTGAGGACTCAGATGGTAGATTTGCAGAGGCGCCACAAAATTTAAAAAATAACTTAAAAAGATGGCTGACAGAGTATAAGATGATAAACGATACCATCGACATTTTGGACGGAAAGGTAGCAAATCTTGAAATTAAGTTTGAGGTTATTGGTGCGTTTGACTTGAATAAATACGATGTATTGCGTGCGTGCCTAACAAAATTGAAAGATAAACTAAAAGTTCCTTTTGGTCTAGGTGAACCGCTCTATCTCACAGAGATTACAAAACACCTAAATTCAGTACCCGGTGTTATAGATGTGGTGTCGGTCCAAGTGAAAGAAAAAACTACATCTGGTTACAGTCAGTATCCATTTATTGCAAAGAATAATTTATCTCGTGATGGCAGGGTCTTAACTCCACCACAAAATGTGGCGTTTGAATTTTATGATTTGGATGATGATATCATTGGGGTAGTTAAGTAATGGCTATAAAAAGATACGTTGCCGAGGCAGATAACACAATTACAAATGCCTTTGAGTCAAACCTTTCTACAAGAGCAACTAAGGCAAACATGGGTGCTGCTGATGTTCTAGAAACGTTTGTTATTCACGGGCAAACATCAGCTAGTATCAGTGCAGAAAGCGCAGAAGAAGCAAGAATTATAATTCAGTTTCCTATTTCTGGAACGGATACTGCAATTGAGACAATCCATAGAGACAGAAACGATAATAAAATCCCAGCGCAAGGCAAAGTTAGTTTTTACCTAAGAATGTTTAATGCGCCGCACGCAGAATCAACCCCAGAGGATTTTGATCTTGATGTTAAGATTATATCAAAAAGTTGGAGCGAAGGTCGTGGTCTTGATATGGACACTTATTCTGACACAGGTTTTTCCAGTTTTCTCTCAGCTTCATCTGGTAGTGCCTGGAACGAACCAGGGGGTGATTTTCATTCCTTAACAGATACAGATAATTTTTCTGCGTCAGTTAATTTTAAACATGGTTTTGAAGACATTGAGATTGATGTTACCACGGCTGTTGAAAACTGGATTGATGGGACAAAAGAAAACTATGGCTTTCTGCTTAAGCATGTTGCCTCAAGTTTAAGCGGCAACAATGGCACACTTTACACTAAAAAGTTTTTTGCAAGAACAACAGAGTTCTTCTACCGAAGACCTGTCATTGAGGCAAGATGGGACGATTCAAGGAAAGATCATAGAGGGTCGTTTTTTATAAGCAGTTCACTTTTAGATAAAGAGGACAATATTAATCGCCTGTATTTGTACAACAGATTTCGGGGACAACTTAAAGATATTCCTGGGCTAAACAGCAACAAACTTAAGGTCAGCATTTTTTCTAATGTATCAGAATCTGCTCAGACTGTGGTTAGTTCAAGCGGTGAGTCAGTAACTGCGGTTGAAGCCTCTAGATTGTTTGAAAACGGTATACATGTTTCTGGTATTTATACTTGCTCCTTTGCGTCCACCCTTACCGCATCTATTTTGCATGATGTCTGGTTTACTGGATCGACGACCTTTCACACAGGGTCTTTTAGACCTAAAAACCCTCAAGCTCAAGAGTTTGATGAAAGCAGAACATATCTCAACAGTATTAGAAATTTAAAGTCAAGCTACCGCCCTAAAGATAAGCCTAGGCTAAGGATTTATGCAAGACCAAAAGACTGGAGTCCAACGATTTATTCTGTCGCAAGCAAGAAAATCGAAACTTCGCTCATTGAAGATGCTTACTATAAGGTCGTTAGAATTACAGACGACACTGAGGCTATTGGCTATGGCACAGGTAGCGATAATCAAACAAGAACTTCCTACGACGTAAGTGGAAATTATTTTGATTTAGATATGTCTTTATTAGAGCCCGGATACTCGTATGGAATTAGGTTGACATACTACTTACTTGGACAATACCAAGAACAACCAGAGGTGTTTAAGTTTAGGGTAGACGAGTAACAAATGAGTATCAAAAAGTTATTTGACGACAAAAATCGTAAAAACTCTGGTAAGCTACTGAAAGCCAACAGTTTAAATACTTTGGCTAGAGAAGTGGAAGACCCGCAACAAATTGTGGAAGCTGAAAAGAAAAGACTTGAGTTTGTCCCCCCGGTGGACTATTCAAGACCAGAGAATTTTGCAAAGTTTGGATCAGCCGAGGAATACTATAGAAACGCTTTTTCTCATGTTGTAAACTTTTATCCTTATGATGGTAGCAGCAGAGAAAAATTAAAGTTTGAAAATAGTTTAAATCCGTTTGAGAAATACATCTTTGACGTTAAATATCCAAAATCTACAGGGTTTGTTAATCTTGGTATTTCTTATGGCACCACTGGCTCGGCTATTGGTGGCTACTCGACCGCCACGGGTGGGAGTTTTATTATTGTAAAAGGTGGTCCACACCCTAGTCCTAATCTTGATCGCTCAGGTAATCCTAAAATCAGAGACGGAAAAGCGAATGTATTTAAGACATCCGATTTAAAATCTAACAACTTATCATTCGGTGGACCAAGCGGATCTTCGGTAGAGTTTTGGTTTAAGAAAAAGAGTTTTACTGGGTCTGTCTCGCAGAGAGAAGTGGTATTAGATGTTTGGAATGGCGAACCAAGCGCCAGTGAGGCGTATGGTAGATTTACAATTGAGTTAAGCCGCTCAGCCGATAGATTTTATGTAACTCATCAATCTGGAACCAAGGGCGTGTTTAGACAAGGCGTACCACTTACTGGTGGTTTATCTTTAGCTGACAATCAGTTTACACACTATGCCTTCTCTTTTCTCAGTTCTAGTACAGGCACTCAGATTGACTTTTATAAGAACGGTGAACCAGAGGGCAAACAAATACTCACAGGTCAAGGAATTGGTCTAGTAACAGGCACTTTAATTGCTCACATTGGTGCTCTTAGAACAAATCCATCTGGTACCTCTACTTCTATCACAAGTGGCATGGGTAAACTATCAGCCTCCTTGGATGAATTTAGATACTGGAAACAGTTTAGAAAATCAGATGACATTGGGAGAAACTGGTTTTCTAACGTTGATGGCGGCTCGAACCAAGAAGGTAGAAAGTCAAAACTTGGTGTATACTTTAAGTTTAATGAGGGGATAACGGAGAAAGATCAAATTGATAAAGTTGTTCTTGATTATTCCGGTAGAATTAATAACGGCACCATTAGCGGTTATTCCGTTGGTACTAGGTCAACTAGTTCTGCTATTATGGAGTCCTCTGCTTCTGTAGTTGAATTTGGTGATCCGATTATTAGAACTTCTAATCCAATTTTAACCGGATCAAGAAATAGTTTGTTATCTGGTGGCATTGCTCACGATCAAAACAATACATCAAATTTATTTTTTACTATGCCTACTTGGATTATTGAACAAGACGAAAATACCGGTGGTCAACTTAAACAACTAACTCAAATCATATCAAGTTATTTTGATACTTTATACGCACAAATTAGCACACTGTCAAAAGTAAAAGATATTGGATACACTAGTGGTAGCAATAAGCCGTTTCCATATGGCGAAAGACTACTTGAATCTTTAGGGTTTGAAGCACCAGAGTTGTTTGCTAATGCTAGTGTTCTGGCACAAGTTTTACAAAAGGATGACAAGCGAGTCTTTGAGAGCAAACTTTACGACGTTAAGAATGAAATTTATAAAAACCTTTATAATAATGTTGTCTACTTGTACAAGTCAAAGGGCACTCACAAAAGCTTTAGAAATTTAATACGATCTCTTGGCGTAGATGAAAAACTTGTAAAAGTTAAGACTTATGCTAATGACCAAACATACGAACTTAAGAGTCAATACCTAAGCTCTGTATCTGATAAAAAGTATGTGGACGTTTCTGGTCTAAGAAGATACGATGACATGGAAGGTATCGTATACCAAAATTATAACACCGGATCTCTTGGGTCAGTAGGTATTCTTAGTGGGTCAAATATAAAAGACACAGCCATAACACTACAGGGTGAGTTTATTTTACCTCGCCGACCAGAGCCAGGAGAAAAACTGTACAAAGCTTTGACTAATGCTACGGCGTCTATGTTTGGATTTCACACCCCGGATAACTCGTCCCCTGTAAGCACAGGAAGAAAATGGGCAGATGCAGATAACGACTTTGGTTTGCAGGTATATTCGGTGCATTCAACAACGGACTATTCCGAGGTTATTTCTCCGATTCAAGCCTCTAGGGATGCTTATTTTATTATCAAGAATAGAGCAGGTGATGTGCTATTATCATCCTCAGTTGTGCGAAACGCATTTGATAATAGAAAGTGGAATATTGCATTACGATTAGCTCCGGCTAAAAGACCCTTTGCTGAGGGCGCTGGCGGCACGGAGCTTAGTGGTGCAACTGCTACTAAGTTCTCTTCTTCGTATACGCTAGATCTTTATGGCGTAAATATGTTACTGGGCGAGAAGCAGGCACACTTCTCAGCATCCGCAACACTAAATTATGCTACAGGTTCTAGTATCTTGATGTCCAATAAGGTTGTTTATGCTGGGGCTAGCAGAACAAACTTTACTGGTGCAGTGCTAACAAAGGCAGAAAGTAAATTTGCTAGTGTTCGTTTTTGGAATTCATTCCTTGATAACGAGACTATTAATGCACATGCTATTGATGCTGATTCTTACGGGACTAAACACCCATTTAGAAATGAATATAATTTTGAAAGCACTCCAAGTGTTTATATTCCCTCTATTGAAACACTAGCACTACATTGGGACTTCGCAAATGTCACTGGTAGTGATAGCGAAGGTAGGTTCAGAGTACTTGACTTTAGTTCAGGTTCTGTAGGTAACGAATATCAAGAAACATATTTAGCAGCATTAAGCCAGAGTTTGCAGAAGCACAATGCTCGTGGTGACTTCTTTAAGGTAAAAGACAAGCCTGTAAGAAAAGAATTTGTTTACTCTGGCAAGTTGGGTTTGCCAGAAGAGCTTCATCCGCAAGATTTTGTCCAAGTGCTTACTACGGATGATGTACAATTTCAAAGAGATGATGTGCCAACGAGGTATTTCTTTAATGTCGAGAAGAGCATGTACGATGCAATCTCAAACGAAATGTTAAGCTTCTTTGCGTCTATCGATGATTTTAATAATCTGATTGGTGAGCCGGTAAATAAATACCGTGCAGATTATAAAGACCTGTCAAAACTTAGAGAGATATTCTTTAGAAGAATTGAAAACACTCCAAATGTTGAAGCCTATGTCGATTACTACAAGTGGCTTGACAGTGCGATTGGTAGTATGTTAACACAACTTTTCCCTGCCTCGGCTGGTGTGCCAGAGGAAGTTAAGAATATTATCGAAAGTCACGTTCTAGAAAGAAATAAATATCAGTATGCTTATACACATCTTAAGAGAACAGAGCCAGAACCTATCGCTACGATTCAAGGTATCGAAGAGCGTTCTTATAACTGGCGACTGGCACACGCACCACCCCGAACGGGTTCAAGAAAAGACGGTCCAGAAGAGCTAGCTGGTGATGGTCTCGGAAGCAGAGATCAGGATAGAAACACTCAATGGTGGGCAAAGCGTGCCGAACGTGGGACAGGGATTCTTTCCGCTTCAATAATTGACAAAAACGTTGAGAGAACACCAAATAACTCAGATCATTTATCGGGAACCCTTAATACAAGATCTAGAATCTTTACAACTATTAAGAGAACCGAAGATCACAAAGGTTATGCTAAGACGAGTTTGCAACTAAGCAGATTTATACGTCAAGGTTCAAACCAGTTCCAACCTAAAGATAGAACCGCTCCAACAGAACAAATCTTAATTGACCGATTTGAAACGATCGAGAGCGAAGACGACCTAATCCAAAGAGACGAATATGGTCACCCAGTTGGGCTAAAAAGAAAAGTTCCATTTAGAGCCAAGAAGAACGGATCGCTTGTTAAGGGTGAACTGTTTACACCGTTTACTGTTCAGAGTTCTAGTGTGGAAACTGGGTATCAACACAGCTTATTAACAGCGGGCATTAGAAAGGTTGATTTCTCTGGTTACCATGAAGACTCTGATGGTATGGATGGATTTGAAGACGGAATGCAGGGACCGTTTACCAGGCAACATGTCGGCGGCAGACAATACAGGAATCAACTTAATCATCTAATGTTCCCACCAACTAGATCTGATTCTGTGGTGTCCGAACACACAGTTGACATTACTAATCGTCGAGAAGGTTTTACCTTAGATCTTAAAGGCAATGGCACCGCATCGATCAATAGAGTTATTACCGGATCAACGCCCAAGGGTCACTTCCTTCGTGGGGTTGGTAACAGGACAGTTTTAAATATTGCAAACATTAAAACTACAGCGTCAGCAGTTATTGTAGGAAACTTCCAAAACACATATGAAGTTGTGCAAACTAGCGACAGATCAATTAACAATTTAGATTATCGCAAGAACACAGCTAACTATACCTCCAACGCATCGTCCTCACCATATGTTGCCGGTATTGTTGACTTTTTGATTCCAAACAGAACAGTTACAAAGGGTGTGTTTGTGGAGAGGTTCTCTTCACCAGGGGGTATTGAAACACAAACACCTGCATATCTCGATAGAGAAACACAACAATTTTCTGCAAACAATGCCTTGACATTCAGAAACATTTCTGTTAGAAATATTTTAAACTCACAGCTTAGAACACACCAAGCCTTTGGTGGTTTTATCCCAGGCATCTGGGGCGGACTAAGTGTTTCAGGTACCAGAGTTCAGGGTAAGGGCTATAGGAATCTTCCGGGCGGTGTATCGACCGCCGAGCTATCTTTGCCTGATCACCTAGAATATTTGACAACAGGCAGCCAGGCTGGTTCAATTGATGAATTTATTGCCTCTGCACACAAAGTGCAAAGAAACGGTTTGTTGCGATTTGAGTACGGCGCACCTAATGCTGCATCGTCACCTGAGATAGAAGACTTGCATGGTGTAGCAAATCGTGTTGTCTATGTTACGGGTGCATCATACGATAACGCTTTTGTGTCGCACCCCATCCCACGGGCGGATAGAACTGCTTGGTTTATGAACATGTCCGGTGCTGATGCAGCACATATGGCGGGCGGTAGTGGATATGCAGCCGGCGAATCTTTGTACGACACCTGGGTAAGAAACAGTAGTTTGTATCCAACTGGTGGCATTGCTGTTCCAAGTCCTAGCTTAATATCAGGTACTTATTACACAGCTAGTAGTGGCTTGAACGCCTCTAGGGATGATAATGTATTTGAAATAGATCACCTTCAGGGTGGAGTTCTTGGCAGATTTCAAAAACTATCGACAGATACTCCTGGCGATGAAGTTCCATCTGATGCTGATTTTGGCTCTCTTTTTGATCAAAGGTTTGATGGCGGCTTGCCCTTTGCATCCGGTGGTGGTAAGCCAGGAGTTCCTCTTAACGCACCAAACCCAGGTGTTCCTGCGGGTGATTGGCGAATGGATCGAGAAAGATATGTCAATCATGTTCTTGGTGCAGGGACTACCGGTAAAGCACCAACACAGGCAGAATTAGATAGTTATCGATCATCCTCAATCCAAATCTCACGTCAAGATCAAAATAAAATGATTTGGAAATGGGCTGCTGATATCCGTGCTTTTGTTCCATTTACACAATTAAGGCAATACGATTTACATCCGCTTTCAAGGAAAAGACGTGGATCTAAATTTATGAACACAATACGATTAGTTACAAAGCAAAACCAAGCCAATGATCCTCAAGCTCCTGTGATTGAGGTTGCAGAAGAATTTACAGAATCGCCTGTGTCTATTAATCAAAAGCCTGATGAAATGGATATTGTTGTTGCTAACTTTGCAGAGGCTAACAATGATCCGCTAGATACAGCTTTAAACACAAACATCAATCAAGCTTTGCAAAGAAATGTTTTTTCTGAGCAAACAATTACTTTTTCTGAGGGTAATATTCGTCAAGGATTTTCTAATGTTTTACTTGACAAAAAATTACAAAGGGGTAAAAACACCCAGACGCCTTACACCTATATGACAAGGTTAAGAAAAGACGCACCGTTTCAGCAGTATTTAAATGGTATTTATGCTGTGACAAGATATAAACATGAAGAAGTTGTTCTCCCAAGGGACAAATTCTCAACACTGTCGGGTACAAGGCGAAGAGAAAATTATAGATTCCCATCTTGGGCAAATGACCGGATTGACCCAGATAACATTTTAGATACGCCATTTGCTGGGTTTCTTGGGAATACAGCAACCTCGACTAATAATATGTCATCGTCTGCTGAGCATATTAAATCACTGGTTGACACCGTGGCAAACAGGGAAAAGTTTACACCTCAAACACCAAGATACAAGCTTTGGAGCTTTCATCCAAACCCTGTGTCCTCATCTTTCACTGTTAGACCAAAGAATCAACTAAGTGAAAACACCTCAGATGAAATGTCTCAAGCTAGAAATTGTTTTGGGCTTACTAGGCGCAAACAATCACCAGTTATGCAGTTCCAACATAATAGAAGCAGAATTACCGAGATTGAGTCTTATTATAGCAAATTTTTTACAACTGATACTTTCGTAAACAAGAGTGGTTCGGCGTGGCCACTAGACTCATTTATGTTTTCTGACGCAGCCCTTAATACTGAGGGTTCAGGTTCGGTTTCCTTTGGTAGACTCGGCGTAACAGGTACAGCAATTGTCCATACTTTCCCAGCCGGAGAGCTAATGATGGTCCCATGGGACCCTATTGAATACTCTGGTAGTGTTGTTGCGTTTATGAGTGAAGAAAGATCAGGTCATCACTTTACACACCATACCGCTTCTAAACACAGAGCCATTGTCCGAGTTGCAGATTCATCTTCTGTAGCAATTTCTGACTATGACAGATATATTATGCCAAAGTATGTTTACTCTGTAGCTAGTTCTCCTCATTTGTCTTTAACACATGAAAAGCACGCCGAGGCTGGACACTCTGTTGCTCTATCCGGTAACAATCCTGGCGTTTCTGATAACTTTGGACCGTTGGCTATGATTGCACATTCTCCGGGGGGTCCAACAACAAGACCCCCTTGGATGGCTTATAGGAGAAGATATGATGCCGTTAATAGGTTAAACTCCCCTGATTCAGATAGTAGTATTAAATATATTCCAAAATTACTGCCGTCTCAGAGAGGTCCATTTTATAACACCTATGGTGACTTTAAGAAAGATGTCGAAAGTGCAGGCAAGGATTATACTATTCTTGCGGAATATAAAAACAGCGATCATGTCCTTGATAGACTTAAGAACAAGCAGGGTGATAATTTTGTTTTCTCTGAAAATATGTTTAATCTGACAGGAGCCGCAGTATCATCCTCTGGTCAAGATGGATTTATATCAAGGTTTATGTTGTCTGATTTATTTCAGCAAGGTGAAAAACTTTTGCTGGATGATCTTGATGCTCTTAGTAGACCAACAGATTATTTGATCAAAACAAACACGGTGCAAAAGCTTTTACCTTACCATGGTTTTTATCCAGTAAATAGAACATTGCAAATTGCAACTTTGTTCTCCCAGTCTTATGTTGGCAATATAACAGGATCTGATAGTATAATTCTTGGTGGTGGAGGCGCATCAATAGAACGCCCAAGAGCATATCAAACACTTATCGACCCGCTGTTCGCCCCTGGGATTTTATATAATAGTATTAGATATGGTGTGGCAGTCGATCATCCAGTTAGGACAGTTGACCAATCATATGGGTTTAGTGTTACAGGTTCTCATAAGCGTCCTTTGGGTGGGGTGCTGTCTGCGTCCGTTGGTTTGTTATTGCCATCGGGATCTGTGCCTTACCAGATTGCTGCGGGAACAAGGTGCTTCCCAGCCGGACCAGATGAATTTGACGTTCAGAAAGACGATGATGCGATTGCTAACAACACTAGAGCAGTCAAATCGTTTTTCTATGGTCGTAGGCTACCGTTTGATACTCTTTTAAATCCAAAGCAATTTATAGGTCCAAAAACGCCTTTAGTAGATTATCATATTGATGCTACGTTTGCACAAAAGGTTACAGCTAGTATTTCTGACGATGCCTCAGCACCAGATGACACTCCTTTCCGTAGTGCAATGGGTAATTTCCTGGGTTCTGTGCCAGACTTTTTCTTGGAAAATGAAGGTGTGACTATGGTGGTTGGGAAGCCAGAGGACCCTCAAAATATAACTGTTTTGTCGGGTGCTATGTATGTGGGCGAAGTTGTGCTCCGACAAACACCAAACTTTAATATCTATAGTAATCCTCAAGCTAATGGACCAGCAACAGCAACTGGATCAATCGGGTGGAGTGCTCTTGACACCTACATTAAAACAATTGCCAGTAAGCACAATGCACACACCCCATTAAAAGGTCCTGACGGCGTGACACGTCACGACCAATGGCCAAAACACCATGGTGAATTTGCTCCTCATACCGCACCATATTATTATGGTCCCTCTGTGGCTAGGTTCACATACATTGCCCCAGGTGTAGACGCTCAAGGGAACGCACTAAGAACAGATGAGGCTACAAGTGTAACACTTAAGCAAATCATTCAGGGGTGCAAAATTGATTTTCTCAACGAAGATAGTTGGAAGTACGATTGTGATCACTCTGGCACGGTTGTAATTCCACCTTATGGCTGGAATCGAGCTTGGGCAAACAGAATGAATCTTGATGCAACACTTGTTCTAGACAATAGACATGCTGGCATTGAACCACAAAATTCTTGGGCTATTGGCACAAGGTGGGAAAGCCCAGTTCTTGATTTCCCAAATACCTCTTGGCATGATGATGAGGGTAGTAATGAGGTAGGGCACCCGTTTGCGGAGCGACCACAAGGGTCTTACAATTTTTCCTCATCAATTAAAAACGGAGAATTTAATAGGGTAGACAGAAATTTAAGTGCAGCGCCACACACATATGGAATGTGGCACCAGTATGGAATTCTTCCATTCGAGGGTGAAGGCGTATTTATGGAACTGAACAACGTTGATCCTGACGAGCAGCAATTAGTCAGAAGAATTATTTCTAACGGCTTTGAAAGAAATGTGCAAGATAGTGTTGATGATACCAAGTCATCTGGTTCAGCCCTTTCTATAACTTCAAAACATTTTGAATATAGGTTTAGTGTGGATGAGGATAATAGAACATCAATTGAAGAGTTTGGTGGTATTGTTTCTAACAACCACAGCATAGATGGTTTATTGTCGATTGATAGGTTCCGAGTTGACGCCTCTGGTAGTATTTACAATCCAAATGTTTACTTGGTTCCTAAAATTAATGATAGCGAAAAGCCTAGGATTAAACACTTAAAAGGTTCGCTGTGGACACTAGCTGGATTTAAGCAAGAAGACATTGGTAAAAGATTTCAAATAGGTAAAGTTGCCACGAGTAAAACTATCTCTGAGGCTATTGTAGCTATTCCGTTTGTTAACACAGATGGAGAGGAATTTGAGTTTATTACAATACCTCCTCCAAGACGAGGGGAAAACGAAGGACCTCAAGTGGCAAAACTTAGGGAGAAACTAGCACAGTATAATTTACCTCCCGCTTTGGAAAGAAATCTGTCAGTGCTCATTCCCAATGAATTTCCATTCACCCCAGATGGGTTTGATTTCTCACAGCCACGTTTAGATACAGAGAAAAGACCTTTTGCTATTTACTTGTTTGAATTTAATATGGAACTTAACCAACAAGACATTGTTGATATCTGGAATAATGTTATGCCTCGTGCATCAGTAAAAACCTTGGGAGAGGAAACTAACGGCACGGTCTTTAGTGTTGATCATGCTATTCCCTGTGCAGATTTTACGGCGGAGTCCATTGGCAGAATTGACCGCCGGCTTAGGGACTTAATCGATATTCAAAATCCTCAAATTCTAGGAGCAGCACCAGGTCTAGACGATAGAGTCAGGTGGATGGTGTTTAAGGTTAAGAGAAGATCTGTGCAAAGCTATGAGGAGATGATCCAAAACAGCTTGCTTAATGCGGGCGCTATTGATGAAAGCGAGGCACCAGTTTTGAGGGGACCAAAAGCTTATGGAAAAAGAGAAAGAAACTTTAACTGGCCATATGATTTCTTTTCGATGATTGAAATGGCTAAGATTACAACTGGTGTGCAGTTCAGACCAGACGTTAGTGAGATTGATGTAGCTGGCGACTTCAAAGTTAAGCAACCAGAAATTGGTGGCGGCGGCAGAGAAGAAGATTGATAAGAATATTTGACGGGGAAATACTTAATACATGACGTTCTTAAATAAAAAAGAAGATGTTGTTGATATCGCTGTGACACCCCACGGAAAATATCTTATTTCCAAGGGTAAGTTCAAGCCTAAGTTCTATGCCTTCTTTGATGATGATGTAGTGTACGATGGCAAATATATTGATTTGTCCGAAGATCAGAATGATATCATTGGTCGTATCCGAGAGTCTTTATCTCTTAGACCGGTTATGGTAACATCGGGCTCACTTAATGATGACGGTATGCCAATTACATCTGACAGTCCAGTGACCAGAAAAGGTAATAGTATGCTTTCAAATCCACTTGGAACGTCAGATCTAAGATCAGATTTCTTTCCGTCGTGGAATATACAAACTATATCAGACTCTGTGCAAATTACTGGTTCTGTCGAATATAGTTCACCCTTTAGTCAGAGAACTGATATGGCAGAAATTCCACAAATACATTTTGATATTGAGTGGGCATATTATGTTCCATATGTGCCGCAAGGAACGGACCCTGATACACTTGCATATAATATTCAGGATCAAAAGGTTGTTTTATCTATCGAAGAGGAAAATGTTTTTGACAAAGTAGATGGAAATTACGATATCGAAGTTTTCTTATGCGAGGGTCCTACTGATACTGACACTAGTCGAGTATTTAAACATGTGCAGGATCTAAAGTTTATAACAGAAGATGCTTTTGATGAGCAAACCGGTGTTCTAATGGCAAGTACTGATGCTGAAATCGGCGGCAGATATCCTAGGTTAGACCCAAGTTACGTTGAATATTTTTTAAGTATTAAAGCAGACGGTGAGTTAACTGATACTCTAGGTGAAAATGTGATAGAGTCCACAGCAGCGAGCAGTTTGTATTCTACTAGGTTTGGCGATGACGATTCAGGCGAGGTTTGTGACTAATGGCGGATTTTAATGGGTGTTCGTCTTTTGGTGATCTAGCTCCCGAGATTCACATCGATAAGATTGAGAGGTTGCCAGACCAAGGCAGAAACCAAGTTGCGTCAAGTGACGAGGTGGAAACCATTAAGGCACGATTAAGTTTCAGGCAGACAGTCAGAAACCAGGCGCAGAAATTTTGGTTTGACCAAGAGGAATCTCTAGCGGTAACAAACATTCGAGTGGTTGCAACCACAAACCCCGTTATGACAAAGAGAATGCTTTATCTGTCGGAGCGCATAAGAAAATTTAAAATGTCTAGGGCTAACAGCAGCCAGACTGGCTTAAAAGATTTGCTATCTCTACAACAACCACTAGAGGTAAGAAATCTGTATAGAGAAATGTTTAGGAACAATATAAACCCTCAACATAGAGTAGCATCAGAGTCTTTGTCTCCTGTTGTTCTAGCTGCTGCACCTTTGGGCAATGTTCAGTTTTATGATATCAAAGCAACCGATGTGATTGATAATAAAAACCCGGACATAGAGAAATACCAAGATGGCACAGAGATCAATAAAAAATTCTCTTTTGAGGTTGACTTTAGGTTTTACAAATCAACAAATCAAATACCGACATCAGACAACAATTTAATTGGCGTCGGTAAGTCAATCAACACTGGGGTTAATAGTAACAGTGGGCATTTAAGTATCTTTGCTTTCTGTTATTTAGACCTGCGCTTGTTTGCAGGCTTAGCTCCAAGAAACATGACAGACCTTGATCCAATCACGACTGGTGGTATTAACTTTGTAAATGTTATAGGATCATACGATGAGAGTTATTTTGACGAAGGACTTCAGAGATTATTCGATATAAAATACCCAGGCTCAACCCCAATCGCACCAAATGGTGATTTTTTAGGAAGAGATGAGGGGTTCGAGGGAATATATGCAAGACCAGATGATGTATTCTACTTAGATCCAGAACTGATAAGAACTAGTGGTGCTGGTGCTGCTGACGCAGATGCTCAAGTGCGAGCAGAGGATCGGTCTGAAGTTTTAGGTCTCGGTGGCGATATTCATGTTCATATTAATGATGACGGTGTTAAATCATATATGCCAGGTCGTAATATGCAGGAATATAACCGTCGAGTTCTTAGAGATGCAAATCAAAATATTAGACCACCCCAGGTTTTTGGTCCGGGCAGGCAATTACTAAGAGATAAAAGGACGTTGGCTAATGTGGTAAGACCACAATCAGCACCAACGTTAGAAAATAACCTAGAGCGACTTTTTTCTGAGTTAACAGATGGTATTCGATCTTTTGGGGAAAAGCAAGTTAATAAGTTGTTTAACACAGAAAAAAATTACTTTACTAATTTGTGGGCAACTAAAGATCATCAAGAAAATATTAAACTAATGTTTGCTTTTGATTTGACTAAATTTATCGAGGACAACTCGCCAATCTACAATTTACTTAAACGACCCGCTTTTGTGCAAGTAGTCAATTCTATTAATTACCCACTGTATGACATAAAAGATGTACGAGTGTCAAGGAAAAAAGTAAGACTTCGACCCGGTGCAGCGAACTCTTTAGGTTCAGGGTATTCTGACGACCCAGTTGAAGAATATAACGTAGAGGAGTTTATTGGCAGTGCAAAGATGGCTAGTATAAATCCCTCCCGAACTAACGCAAATCATGCTGACAAAATGTTGAAGTTCTTTTACTGTAAAGATGATATGTCTCAAGAAATAGCAAGCCAGAAAGCAGGAAATTTTCAATACTCTGCTGAGGTTGCTATTGTTGATAATTCTGCGCTAGTGCTCAAGGCGATGTTGGGAGAGATAGCTAAAGACATGCTCGAAATACAATCCCATCGTGTTTCAATAGATTATGGTGGACCATTGTTTGATGCTAACGGCAGTGTAAACGAAGCAGTAAAAAGAAGGCTGTTTACACAGACATCTGAAAACATAACTGTGCTCTCTGTTTTCTTAGACGCTCTAATTCCTCGTGAGCAACAACTGCCATTTCTTAAGCCAATTGAAAGAGGCAAGAAAGGAAAGAATCAGGAGAAAGCTAAAGAGCAAAATCAACAACAAGGAATTCAAGCCGATGCTGGAAACGCACAAGTTGTCGAGCAGGAGATGGCGCAAATTGAATTAGGGGCACCAAGTGCCTACTATCTGATGTTACAAGATTTAGCGGCTGAGGCTTATTCGGGCACGATTCAAAGTTCGCTTGAGTCTCTTGATGCACTGATCGATGTCTACAAGGTGACACAAAATTCTTTGGTTAATTTAATAAAAAGAATAGCACCAGACTTTACTTTTAGTTCCGACCCTGGTAGTCTTAGCACTGGTCTATCTGAAGGTGCCTCTCAGAAGATCAAGCCCATAAAAGTTCGCAAACAGTTTGAACAAACTGTAAGAATAGGAAAATATTACAAGTGTGGCTATGAGTATATTGTGCCCCGTGATACAACGTCTGAAAATTATAACCAAGTATATGATGGTCGGAGATCTCCGGGTTTTGATGGGACACAGTTTAGAACCATGAACCCAGTCACATATGGAAAAAGAACTGGATTTGAGAGAGTCAAGTTTTACAATGGTCCAACAGATGATGACAGTTTATTAGAACAATCAGTTAGCGGTCTCGCTGGTTCGTTTCTAACGCCTTTATCTATCCGTGCTTTCGGTGGAGGATTCGCCGGACAGGGAGAAATGTTCTTCCAGGGAATCAACACTAGAAATCTTTATGGTGTTTATAAAAAGCTGCTGGTCGATTTGTTAGAACTTCAATTTGGAAACGAAGACTCTGATTATTATTACTTAAGAAATACAAGCGAAACAAATACCGATGAACAAGCTGATCAAGATGCTAATAGAACTGCATCACTAATAAACGCATTGTCAAGAGGATCATTTTCTTTTGTTTTCCCAAGAGCCTTTAGCGAAGATGTCCGAAAGGGGCAGGGTAATCAAGGGAATGCAGATGATGTTTTTGGCGTAAGAGAACAACTTGACGAGGGCGACGATAATTTTAGAAGAGCTAGAAATATAAGAAATGAGTTTAATGACATTGGCGATGAAGAAAGAGAAGCGAACAAAGATCGCCAAAAAGCCCTTGAGAAAGAGGATAAGGATATTAAACAATCATTTGCCAGTATATCTGACAGAACGTTGTTTTCCATGTTTAAGCAGTTTGTGATGACTGGCGAAAACGAGGCTCTAAGGAATGTTAGAATCGACTCTATTGCAAAAGTTTCTAAGCGATTTGCTGAGGGGGCTGGTATTGAAGAGCCTCGTGACCTTGAAAGAAATAGAGCCGCAAATAGTTTACCTTTAGCTTTAAAGTCAATGATTGAGATGAGCTTAGGAATAAATTCAAACGATGTAAGGTTGCCTTTGTTAAACGTGGATAAAGATGAGGCTGATAGATTAAGAAACCAAGATCGTTTCAATTCATTGTTTGTATCAATTCCAGACAGAGAACAACCCCTGTCAGTGTTTGACCCAATGAAAGATCCGGTCAAGTTCCCAGCATTTTGGTTAAATCACAAGCAGCTTGTAAGAGTTGAATACTTAGATGGATTTTATAGCACTAATGGAGGGGAGAGAAATTATTCTATTAAAGATGAAGCCTGGCTTCCACTACCTCTTGAGGTGCTATTTGGGGGACGTGCGGCTCTTAGAGCTTTTGTAGGAACCTTTAATCGACAGGCAGATTTTTTAGAAGGTGTTGAGGAGGAAACACAAGAAGCAATAGCAGGGAACGCAGCACAAAGGAGAGTTAATATTTCTGAGCAAGACTATTTTATTTGTAGACTAGTTCCATACACAAATCCACGGCTTGGAGTCCAAAAGATCGATACCTTTGATTTGCCAATATATGATCAATATTTTATTTTACATCATGGCTTTAATTACATTGATCAGTTTGAGGGATTAGTAGAAACAAGAGACCCAGAGAGAATTGAGTTAACGCAACCTCAGCCTCCTCCGCCACCACCCGTCCCTGCGGTTGATCCTGGCAGAGATAGAATTGGTGAGAACGAAGAGGAAAATCAGATTAGGGTTGGTTTACAACTTAGGGACGTTGCAAAACAAATTATGATACCTGTGAATGTTAGTCCGCAAGATCTTTTAGCAGGGCTTAGTTCTAACGCTGGTTCTCCACCTCCTTCTATAAGAAGAAAAATTGATCTTGGTGATGTAAGGGTAA